CCTTTTAACATTAGTAGCTATGCGCTACTCACTCATTTGATTGCACAAGTATGTGAATTAGGTGTAGGTGAATTAGTCATCAGTACCGGTGACACACATATCTATACCAATCATGTTGAACAAGTTAAAGAGCAGTTAAGCCGTGAACCATTATCATTACCAGTATTGAAACTCAATAGAAATATAAAATCCATTGAAGAATTTACCATGGATGATATTGAGTTAGTCGATTACAAATGCCATACTGCTATCAAAGCGGATATGGCAGTATGAAGATAGTAGAATGTATTGTACATAAAATAACAATGGGTGATGTGGAAGACCCTGACTTGTATGTTGCTGAACCAATTTGGAAATGGCAACAAACTGACGCAGGTAAATGGGTTATGGAAAATGCAGTAGATGTACCAATATGGCATAGAAGCGTTGACCATACATCATACGGGCATCTATACACGATACATGCAAAATTAAAAGATATTGATTATACTTATTTTAAATTGAAATTCCAATGAATATATTAGTAACAGGCGGTCTAGGCCTTATCGGACACAATGTAGTTAAACGATTATCAGATTTAGGACACACTACATCAATAATTGATAATAAAACTAATTATGGTATCATTCCTCAAAGTGAGATTGATTATCTCATGGCTGAGCGAGAAAAGAAATTCATGTCACCTAAGTTCCTTGACACATTAAGTTTTATCTACAATAAAGATATATCAGATGTTGAAGAAATGGATAATATTTTTCATGTTGAACAACCTGATATTGTTATTCACATGGCTAGCTTTCCTAGACAGAAAGTTGTTAATGCTAATCCAGCATTAGGTAGTCGTACAATGAGTGAAGGGTTACTTAATTTATTAGAACTCTCTAACAAGTATGAAGTACGCAAGTTTATCTATATGAGTAGTAGCATGGTATATGGCGACTTTACCGATGATGTAAAAGAAGATGCTATTTGCAAACCACAAGGTCAATATGGCATTATGAAACTAGCAGGTGAATGGTTGGTTAGAGATTATTCTCGCAGAACTAATCTTGTTCACACTATCATTCGTCCAAGTGCCGTATATGGTCCACTAGATGTTGAAGATAGAGTTATCAGTAAATTCTTACTTACAGCAATGCGTGGTGGAGTATTGAAAGTAAACGGTGAAAAAGAAACATTGGATTTTACTTATGTAGATGATGCGGCTGATGGTATTGTAGCGGCAGCACTAAGCGACAACACAGATAACAAGACCTACAATATCACAAAGAGCCATAGTGTTACATTACTCAAAGCAGCGCAGATGGCATTAGCACTAGCAGGTGGTGGCCATTTGACAGTTGGATCAAAAGATATTGATTTCCCAAGTAGGGGAGCATTGAACATTGATGCTGCTAGACAAGACTTTGGATTCAGTCCCAAAGTTGATGTAGAAGAAGGGTTTCAAAACTATTATAACTGGTTAAAAAACTCAGAATATTATGCCAAAAATAACAACTGAGTTTGTAGTTAAATGGGCTGCTACTGTATTTGCTTTAATAACTGTATATTTAACTAGTCACGATTTTATCCCATACAACAAGTACATGGGAATAATGACCGCATTCTTATGGATGTGGTTAGGATTCATGTGGAAGCAACCTAGTATGTGGGTTTTAAACATAATTATGCTAGTATTATACACTAGTGGGTTGTTTATAAGATAAATATATGCATGTTCATATTGCATTTTCTTCCTGATTTCGTAACACATCTCATTCTCATAGCAGGAATACTAGGAACTATCGCTGGATTTGTTCTAGGATTTATTCCTTTTATCAAGACCTATCAACTTCCCATACAGATAATTAGTGTATTATTGTTAAGTTTTGGTCTATACATAGAGGGTGGCCTAGCAAATGAAGAATCCTGGCAACTAAAAGTCAAAGAAGTTGAAGCTAAACTAGCAGAAAAGCAAGCAGTTTCACAAGAAGAAAATGTAAAAATTGTAGAAAAAGTAGTCACCAAAACAGAATACATCAGAACAAAAGGTCAAGATATTATAAAATATATTGACAAAGAAGTAGTGAAAGACAACGAGGTAATCAAATATGTTGAGACATGTCCTGCTATACCTCAAGTTATACTAAAATCAGTAAATGAAGCAGCAACAATACCACATGAAGCAACAAAATGAAATACTTAATTATACTAGCCGCTGTTTTCCTAGCATCTTGCAGCACTCCCGTCCCATTAACCCCTAGATTTCCAGAAGCACCTGCTACTTTATTGAAAGGTTGCCCTAAACAATTAGATATAGTTGAGGGTGATAATGTCACTATAGTAGATTTTACTAAGACCGTGGTTAAAAATTACGGTACTTACCATGAATGTTCAAGTAAATATGACAGCTGGATTGAGTGGTATGAGACTCAAAAGAAGTTATGGAATGAATCTAACTAATACTGAAATAGTGATAAATACACTATAGTTTAGGATTCGGACATGACCCAAGAAATAATTAACATAGGCGCAGAGCCAAATGACGGTGAAGGTGATCCGTTACGCACTGCATTTGAAAAAGTAAATAATAATTTCACACAGTTATATAGTACTGGATTCTTCACCTCAGAGGCCTATTCTACTGGAAACACAGCTGGTCAAGTTATATTTACAGCACCCGTTGAATCATTTACTCAGGGTATTTTTCAAGTTAATTCTAATGATACCTCTTCAACTGATACAGAAAACATCATGCTGAATGTGTCAGTTATTAACGATGGCAGTGGATTAAAATGGAATGGTCATAATACACTATTCAATGGTAATGTTTTAACCGGATATAATATGGACATTTTTGATTCAAATGTTCGTATTTTGGTCAACCCAATAGTAGATACTACCATGTATCACTTTATATCAGCACAAATAACATGGACAGGTGTTCCTGTACCAGGATTATTAGTTCAAACAGAGACTACAGATTCTACTATAGAAACAGAGAATGATTTTGACTTAGAAACTGAAAACGAAATAACAGTATGAGAGCAAAAGAATTCATAACGGAGAACCGTGCTGCATTATCAGTTGATGTTGCTAGAGCATTGTCGGGTACATATACTATTCCAGGATTACCTAACAGTGATTTCTATAAACAATATAGGTTTGGTGTAGCACTAGCCGGTGCTAGAGGACAAATAGAAAGACAGCAAGATAGTATCCCACCTTATAATTTTGAAAAAGAAACACCGTGGGGCGAGAACATGATTATAAGTTCATATATGGATGGTGATATTGAAAAAGATATTGACTATGCAATGAAAGAAACAGGGGTACCGGGTAAGAAAGTACTAATTAGTACTAACAAAAGCGAAGAGGCATTGGATGTAGTTAAAAATAGTCCAGTTAAAGCATTTAAAGGTTATCCAAAATGAGAGCAAGTGAGTTTTTAACTGAACAACGAACGATTGGTACACCCACTAAGCGTCAATCGTTTGCTATGCGTGGATTACATAAGTTTCGTGATCCGGGTGGGTATGACCGTACTTATGAATTGAATCGTATTATGATGGCTGTTGCTAGTGCAGACGGAATTAATCCATTAGAAATAGATGCAGAAACATGGAGTGGTCGTTATAACACTGCCCATCCATATACTGACATAGAATCAAAAATGCTTAAACAAGCATATGCCGCAGTAGGTAGTGACATTGAGGACTTGAATTACGGAGATGATGAAAGTACAGAATTGCCCGATACTAATACTCAAAGCATAGCTAAACCATTCAAAGGTTACAAAAGAAAATAATCATACAACAGATTCCTAGAATAAGTAATTATATCAAATTATAGGAATCTTAATGATAATCGATATTAACCAAACACTTGACCTAGTCAAATTAAAATTCTACAACGAATGGTTGTATACTGCTCACATCTACGATGAGGGCGATAGTCAAATGCATTCGTCATTGACTAAATCAGTGGTTGAACAATATATTGACCCACTAAATCTAAAGAAAGATAGCAAGATACTAGACTTAGGTTGTGGCCCTGGTTACTTCTTAGACGAGATGAAATCACGAGGTTATACTGATTTAACAGGGGTAACATTAAGTCCCGGCGATATCAAAATCTGCGAAGAAAAAGGGCATAAGATTAAAAAATATGACTTAAGTTTCATTCCACAAAAAGATGGATACCATGATGAAAGTGTAGATTTTATCTTCTTGCGCCATGCACTAGAACATAGTCCATATCCTATCTTTAGTTTAATGGAATATAATCGTATTCTTAAACAGTTTGGCAAGATTTACATTGAAGTTCCTGCTCCGGATACTGAAAGACAGCATGAATTTAACTTAAATCACTATAGCATTTTAGGAAAGAATCAGCTAGCAGCATTGATTACACGCACTGGATTCAACATTGACTTGTTTCAAAACTTTGAATTTGATATTGAATTTCCAAATGACAAAGAACCAGATGGTGAAAAATTAAAAGCAAAAGAGCATTTTTACTGTATCGTTGCTACTAAGCAAAGACCATTAGATATCAAGTAAAATAATAAATACTCACTACAAGTGAGTATTTTTTTATGTTCGATCCTTTTAAGCAAGCTAAACTTCAATCTAGTTATTCTAAACTCAAGGATACTAAACTTCCTGAGAAGGATATGACATTAGATGAATTAAAACGATTAAGTGGGTCTGGACAAGTTACTGGTGAATATTCATATACCCCACTACATGAATTAGCACAAAAGAAACAACAATATATGCGTGAGAATAACATCAAGCCCGGCGATCAAGCATGGTTTAAGTTGATGTTCGCTAAAACACATCTTACAGGTGAAGATCCATTTTCTAAAAACTAGTAGTTATTGCGATAAATATAACTATGAACAAAACAGGTCAAGCATCACTAGTAAAAGATCCTTATACTAAAACAAAATTTAAGAACGATAAGGAATTACAGGACTTTATAAAGTGCTGCGACCCTGTTACAGGTTATCTATACTTCATGGATAACTTCTTTATGATACAACACCCAACTAAGGGTAGTATTGTGTATCATCCCTATGATTATCAAAAACGATTAATACATACCTATCATAACTATCGCTATAGTATCAGTTTGATGCCTCGACAGTCAGGTAAATCAACTAGTGCTGCTGGTTACTTACTTTGGTATGCTATGTTTGTACCAGACAGTACGATTCTTATTGCAGCACACAAGTATACAGGCGCACAAGAGATTATGCAGCGTGTTCGTTACGCATATGAAAACTGCCCAAACCACATCAAAGCAGGTGTAACAACATATAACAAAGGGTCATTAGACTTTGAGAACGGTAGTCGTATCGTAAGTGCAACAACTACTGAAAACACAGGTCGTGGTATGTCTATTACACTACTATACCTAGACGAGTTTGCATTCGTTAGACCAAGTATCGCTAGAGAATTTTGGACATCTATTACACCAACATTAGCAACTGGTGGTAAAGCTATTATCACAAGCACCCCAAACAGTGATGAGGATCAGTTTGCTTTCATCTGGAAGGGTGCTAACAAAACTGAAGATGAGTTTGGTAATACAACTGAATTAGGTGTTAACGGATTCAAAGCATATAGAGCAAGTTGGGATGAACAACCGGGTAGAGATCAAAAGTGGGCTGATGAAATGAAAGCACAATTAGGTGAAGATCGTTTCCGTCGTGAGATTGGTTGTGAATTCATTATTGCAGATGAAACACTTATAAACCCTAATACATTGATTGATTTACAGGGTATAGAACCAGTAAGTAGAATGGGACAGGTCCGTTGGTATCAGAAACCAGTCAAAGGAAATATCTATACGGTTGCACTAGATCCTAGCATTGGTACAGGTAATGACCCGGCAGCAATACAAATCTTTGAGGCTAATACAGTTACACAAGTTGGTGAATGGAAACACAATAAAACTGATATCCCAACACAGATTAAACTAATGGCCCAGATAAACAAGTATATTGTTGAATGTACAGGTGAACCAAACAATGTCTATTACAGTGTAGAAAATAACAGCATAGGTGAAGCAGCATTGGTATCACTAAACGAATATGGAGAGAATAACATTCCGGGTATCTTTATTAGCGAGCCAGGAAAGAAGCGAAAAGGGTTCAATACTACAAACAAGAGTAAGTTAACCGCTTGTGCTAAGTTTAAAACATTACTTGAAAGTAAGAAACTAACCGTAAATAGTCGCAGTCTTATCAGTGAATTGAAAGCGTTTGTAGCACATGCGGGTAGTTATGCTGCTAAAGTTGGGGATACGGACGATTTGATTATGGCCAGCTTATTAAGTGTTAGAATGATACAGGAATTGGGTTCATATCACTTTGAATTAGACAGTTATGTTAAGGACCATGAAGAATTCATTTCCCCACTTCCATTCTTTGCCGTACTAAGTTGAAGTTAAGATAAATACAATTATGCCAACAAATACAGAAACTCTCAACCGTCAACTTTATCAATTGTTGTCCAAATATAAGCCAAAACCCTTAGATGCTGAGGGCAAATCTACTCCAGTGCCTGATGAAGCAGACATTTTTAAGTTTGAATTTACTAAAGACGGTGATGATTACGGAACCGTCTTTGTTACATTAGATGATGAAAGAGTATTAACTGTTTATTTTGGTGATGATGTAGCTAATAGTCCTAGTGATAAAACACCAGGATTAGACTATGATGACACATGGAGCGGATTTTTACATCAATTGAGTTCTTGGAGAATGACTAGAGGACTTAAAGGATTTAACACAAAGAACAAAGACCACGTTAACGATGACATGGCAAGAAGGAACCATATGAGAAACAAAGACAAAATAGCAGAAGGTTACTACCCAATGGGTAAAAAAGCAAGTTATAGCGATGCTATACCTACCGTGAAGATTGTTATTGAACATAGCCGAGTCATCGAAGAAGGTGAAAAACGCTATCGCAATATCAATAAAATCTTTTTAGAGAATCAAGAGGGTGAACGCTATTTACTTGATACTAAGAAGCCTGGTATCGCCCGTGTATATGCTAGACATATTGCTGAAGGTGGCAAAGTAAACGATGATCGTTGGAACCACGTACATAGTCTTTGCGAAGAATATCAAAAGATGGCTGGATTTGTTCGTGCTACACGCAATGGGCAGTTCAACGAATCAGCACAGTCACTAGTTAATGAAGGTATTGCACATTATCAAAGTCTACGTGAATCATTAGGTCGTATGACAGGTAAGCGTGGTTATAATAGTTACTTTGAAAATTGGACACCACCTTTGATGGAAGATGGAACTGAAGAAAGTAACCTAAATGAATTGTTTGTGCAAGAAACATTAGACCCACGTATTGAAAGTGTAATGCCAATATTGAATAGAATACATAAGAAAGTTTCTGAATCAGTTGTTGATAAAGAAATGAACAAGTTAGCTGAGTGGGCTGATGGTTTAGTTGAAGAAGAAAGTATTAAATCTAACAACCCGGTTGGTATTCCAGAAGGCTTAGACCAATATAGTCCAGTCACACAAGCTATAACAAGACGCATACTATCACAACATCCAGATTTATTACAGAAGCATGGTCCTGAAAAAGTAGCGAATGCTATTGATGATGTTGCTGAATATGTAGGTGATGTTGAAGAAATTGGTAGTAGTGATGTTAGTGGTTGGGTCAAGCAAGTTGCACAATCATTGGGCGGTCACGAGGGAATGGCAGAAAATTCGTTTGATCCATTAAAGCACATTGAAAAGAAAAATCAAAACCCTGCTATCAAGCAAGCCGCAAAAGACGTTAAGCGTGGTAGCTATGCTGACCGTGCTGCATTAATGAAAGCCGGTGGTGTTAAAGATGATAGAGGTCCTGCTGGTGTAACAAGTATGGATGAAGATACTAACCTTGACGATCCAATGAGACCTCAGGGCAAAATTATTAAAAGCCTTCGTGATACGGCAATGATGTCTCCCACATTAACATTTCAAAATTTTAGACAATCAGGAAAAGAATCGGTAATTACTGATGCGATAATGGCTGCTAAACAAATGAAAAAATATTATCAACAACAAGGTAATCAGGAGGCGGCGCAGTTTGTCTACAATTTAGAAAACGAAATTGACAATTTCAGACGAGGATATGATGGCAACACACAGGATGGAGACACAATGGATCTTTCCGACTTGATGCGAGGAACTCTTAGTAAGATACAATTTCAAACTAACCCGAGTGTGGCAGAAGATTTAGATGCTAACCAAAAGCGTGTAGGTCAATTAGGCCCAACTGAGAAGGTTGGCAAGAAGGGTGCAGTAGGTAAACTAGTCGGTGCTAATGAAAACTTCATCAACACTGTTGACCAGGCTGTTGTATCTGAAGAAGATGAAATGGCTGAAGGTATACTTGATGCTATTAAGAGAGGTGTCGCAGGAGCAAAACAATTTGGTAAAGACGTTAAAGATGCCGGCAAACAAGCATGGGATGAAGAAATGCCTAAATTAAAACAAGATTGGAAAAATCCAATTAAAACTGCATTTGCTGAAGAAGGTGAAATGGATGAAGGAGCACATACTCAACAAGATAGAGATTTAAATCCAAATGATTATGAACGTAAAGCGACTGATTGGAGTGTTGATCCTATCGCAGCCGGTACAGATAGAATACACGATAAAGTATCAAGTATGTTAGATAGATTGAAGAAGCCAGCATCAAAACCGCTAGACAAGAGCAAGACTGATCTCGGTAGTACTGTACTAGATGAAATGGACAAGAGTCAACCTAGCGCAGGTCGTGATACTGGTCCGCGTCCCGGTCCAGATAAAGAAGCAAAGCCAATATCAAAAGAAAAAATGAATAAAGACGCGGCTGATGTTCTTGACAAAGCAATGTCCAAAGAACATAAGAAAGAAGTCAAAGAAGGACAAGATGATTTAGACCGTATCTTACAGATTATGAATCACAGAAGATAAGGGTAAATTACTTATCAAAAACCTCACTTAAAAGGTGAGGTTTGCCATAATAGGCATAAATACTATTGACATGACAAGAAAGTATTGCTATACTTACTCATCGTGTTAGTTACTTCATGGTGAAGTAGCGAATTTAAAAACGAGACCATCTCAATTTATAAGGAAAATATATATGGCATCTTTAGCAGAAATCCGCGCACGTATTGCAGCGCAAGACACAAAATCAAACACAAAGGGTTCTAATACCCAATCAGATAATTCTATCTACCCCCACTGGAACATGGACGAAGGCACTACTGCTAGTATTCGTTTCTTGCCCGATGGTGATTCTAAGAACGAATTTTTCTGGGTAGAAAAACAAATCATCAAACTTCCATTCAATGGAGTCAAAGGTGACAGTGGAGCAAAACAATTAGTTGTACAAGTTCCATGCGTAGAAATGTATAACGATGGTTCTACTTGCCCTATCTTGGCAGAAGTTCGTCCTTGGTATAAGGATGAAACATTGAAAGAAATGGCTAACAAGTATTGGAAAAAGCGTAGTTACATTTTTCAAGGCTTTGTACGTCAAAACCCACTTGGCGATGACAAGACTCCTGCGAACCCAATTCGTAGATTCGTTATCAGCCCACAAATCATTCCAATCGTTAAGAGTGGATTGCTTGATCCTGAAATCATGGAATTGCCAACAGACTACATTCGTGGTCTTGACTTCAACATTAAGAAGTCTAGCAAGGGTGGATATGCAGATTACAGTACAAGTAACTGGGCCCGTAGAGAAACAGCATTGACTGAGGCTGAACAAGCAGCAATTGAATCACATGGATTGTTTAATCTAAGTGACTTCTTGCCTAAGAAGCCAGGTGAAGCTGAACTACGCATTATGAAAGAAATGTTTGAGGCATCAGTAGATGGTCAACCTTACGACAATGAACGCTGGGGTAATTACTTTCGCCCATGGGGCTTAGATGCTCCAGCTGGTTCAGTAACTGAATCAGCAGCATTGCCAGTTCGTACTGCACCAGTAGCAACTAATACTCCCGCATGGGAAGATGATGTTGCGGCAGCAGAAGCATCTTTCACTAGTGCTCCAGTAGTTGTTCCAGCAGCAAATACATCAAGTGACAAAGCACAAGATATTTTAGCGATGATTCGTAGTCGCCAAAAGGCTGCTTAAATCTATATAGGGGCTACGGCCCCTATCTTAGGAGAACACTATGACATTACCAGACGAAAGATACCGTGCCATGAAGCAAGGTAAAAAATTATTAGAGGAATTGTGTGATCCTGGTCGTACTCCACGAGTACCTAGTTTAATCAGAGATCGTGCAAGAGCCGCACTAAGACACTATCCACAAGATTGGGAAATTGATTCAATGGCTGAAAAATGTCCCGATATACTTGATAAATTATCATTTAATGATAAACTGTACTTGACTGGTACAAACAACAGATAACAAAGAAAGAGAGATTATCAATGGCAAAACCATTTGATGTAAGCAAGTTTCGCCGAGAAATTACAAAAAGTATTGAGGGACTTAGCATAGGATACAATGATCCAACCGATTGGATCTCTACAGGAAATTATGGACTCAATTATCTCATTAGCGGTGATTTTAACAAAGGTGTACCTCTTGGTAAAGTTACTGTCTTTGCCGGAGAGTCTGGATCAGGAAAAAGTTTCATCTGCTCCGGAAACCTCGTCCGACACGCACAACAACAAGGAATCTATGTTGTCTTAATTGACACAGAGAATGCATTGGATGAAAAATGGCTACACGCATTAGGTGTGGACACAGACGAAAGCAAATTGCTTAAATTAAATATGGCTATGATTGATGATGTAGGTAAGACTATATCAGAATTTATGAAGTCATACAAACTAATACCAGAAACAGACAAACCAAAAGTATTGTTTGTAATTGACAGTCTTGGTATGCTATTAACACCAACTGATGTTAATCAGTTTGAAGCAGGTGATATGAAAGGTGACATGGGTCGTAAGCCTAAAGCACTAACAGCACTTGTTCGTAACTGTGTTAATATGTTTGGTAGTCACAATGTAGGATTAGTTGCTACTAATCACACATACGCAAGTCAAGATATGTTTGACCCAGATGATAAGATCAGTGGTGGTCAAGGATTTGTTTACGCAAGTAGTATCGTAGTTGCTATGAAGAAACTCAAACTTAAAGAGGATGAAGATGGTAACAAGATTTCTGATGTAATGGGAATTCGTGCTGCTTGTAAAGTGATGAAAACCCGCTATGCAAAACCTTTTGAAAGTATTCAAGTTAAGATTCCATATGAGACAGGTATGAGTCCGTACAGTGGCTTGACTGATATGCTTGAGAAATCAGGTGCATTGAAGAAAGAAGGAAACAGTTTAGTTTTCACAACTGAAGATGGTGAAATTCTTAAAGCGTTTCGTAAGGGATGGGAAGCTAATAAAGACGGAATACTTGACAAGGTTATGCTTGAATATACTGGAAAAACTAAAAGTGTGATAAGTAATGTAACATCTACGGAGGAAGGTTGATGGATACAAAACTTGCCAAAAAAATGCTAGGTGGTATTGCCTACAGTATGGGACGAAATAAAGTTTCTGGAAGACCAGTAAAAGAAGTAACATTGACTCCTGACGACCTTGTATCATTATTTGAAAATCAAGACGGTAAATGCTATTGGTCTGGATTACCATTAGATTCTAAATTCAACAGTATTAAACATCATCCGTTTGCAATTAGTCCTGAAAGACTAGATAACGCAGGCCCGTACAATAAAGACAACGTTCGATTATGTCGAAGGATGTTTAATTTAGGTAGAATGGCATTTCCTGAAAATGACTTCCGAGATGTAATGAGTACATTGAAGGAAGAATATAAGGAGTTGACAGAATGAGTTTAGATACAATCGCTGAAGTTTGGGAAGCATTGCGTGAACATATTGATTTAAGTGAACGCAATGATGCGGCAGATACTCTTGTTAATTTTTTAATTGATAACAATTATGAAATTGATGATATCAAAGATGCCTTTAAAGATAAAGATATCACTAAAGCATTGAAGGGTTACGCTGACGAGCATTTTCCAGAAGAAGATGAAGATGAGTATGAAGAAGATTTAGACGAATGGGATTAAATGTCAAATTGGTACACACGGATAACAGTCAATTTGGCTGAGATTCCTGATTTTATTCAACACTTTGAAACCGAACTAGATAGTGCTAAGAAAGAGGTAAAGATATACGGCAATGTTGAAAAGAACATTGCCGCATTGCCCGGCATTACTGAACACAGATTCAATCAGTTACAAGAAGTAGAAGCGGTACTTAATTATCTTAATATTCAATTACGGAAAATTCGCCGAAAACATTTTCAAAAATATTTAGAAGCGTATAATAGAGCATTGACAAGCCGTGATGCTGACAAGTATGTTGAAGGCGAAGATGAAGTTATTGGATATGAAATATTGATTAACGAAGTGGCTTTGCTACGTAATCGTTGGCTTGGTATACTAAAGGGCCTTGAAGCTAAACAATGGCAGATGGGGCATATCGTGCGGTTACGCACTAGTGGAATGGAAGATATTACAATTGGCTAATTCAAATACTAAACAAATTTCAGCACAGAGTGCAAAATCCTTAACTATTAATGGTAGTGCTATTAATGGTGCTCAAGGCAGTACTCTCACATTAGGTAATATTCAACCGTTAACCTCATTGCAGTTGAATAATATTTTTCACAATGCTAACGGTGTAGCTTGGGATAACTTATATCAAGATACTTCTTATGTTAAAAAATACGAAGTGTTTGAAACCACAGAAGATGTTTTAGCATTGAGTGTTACTTGGCATAGACTGAGACCAACTCTTTCACACAAGATTACTATCATTAGTAATCCAAGTAGTAAACCAACTACACTTACTGATAGTATCTTATTTAAAGAAATAATTCAGGAAGATAGAGATAAGGCTAATGTCATCCGTGACTATTACAGCAAGAAACTCATGGTATTGACCTTGCGTGAACAAAGATTAACTAAATTTAGAAAAGATTTAAGTACATTTATCCATGGCGATAGTAAAGTAGTCAAAGAAGAATTGATGCCGATAATTTATCGTCTACCTGAATTCTATGAATATGATATAGGGTTTGATGAAATGGTTAGAGAACTGAATACAAGGTTTGAATTCCCTGAACATACTGAAGCATGGTCAGGTACAAAAATTTTAAAGCCTGTTAAAAAGTTTGTTGTTAAACTTAAAACAAATAAATTTTCAGAATACTGGTTAAAAGATGATGACAACAAACTTTGCAAAATTGAAATTCCACTTGACAACAAATTGAATCACCTTTGGGAACACTTTTTTGAGCAGGATTCTGTTCCCTTAGAAGGGCTTTATAAGCATATGGAACGGGACGGAATTAGCTATTTTCATCTAAAAAACTGGGAAATCGACTTCACCAAAATTTGACATTAAATGGTTTTGGGTATATAATAGAGGCTTAGATTGATTAAAGGAGCTTTTTATGTCAGCAACAGTTTATGATCTCTTGACCGAAAAACAAAAGCGTGAAGTACGCATGTATGGCGTGACCGTAGAAGGTATGCGTGAGGCTGTGGAATCTAGCATCACTTTTAAGTTTTCTGGTCCTGCTATGATGGCTGCTGGCCTCATGAGTGACGCCCAAGAAATGATCAACACCGAGTACGGTGAAGTTGACTATATGCGGGCCGAAGATGCCCGTCAATGTCTGAATCGTGCCAAGTGGATTCTGTTTGAATATGTTATGAAAAAAGATTGACATTAAATGGTTTTGGGTATATAATGTACTCTTAGATTGATTAATGGAGCAGAAAATGACTACTGTAGCAAAGATGACTGACGGCCGAATGGTTGAAGTCGTTCGGGTTGCAGAAACAGTTGGCTTCAGCCCTGAAAAGGGTTGGGTCATGGT